GCTTTGATGTCAAACAGTGCATGTCGGGTTAATGTTTTTGTGCCCGCCAACTTCGCGAAAAGCTTAGATTTTTCGCAAAACGGATAATAGGTCTGAAGTCCGTAGACTGATTTTAGTTCGACAATGATTTGCATTTGATAATCCTAGAATGAGAGTAATAAAAAGAGAAATGCCCATAAAACAAAGAACCCAAAAATGCCCGCAATAATTTCAGATATCATTTTATAAACCTTTTATAATGTGATGCGTTTTGCGAGTGAATCGGATATCAGTCCGCTTCTGTGCAGTGAGTCGATAAAATCTACAAAGGCCGCCCGCACATCGGCCTTATGATCGTTTTGCGGCCTACGTTTTAAAGTAGGATAAAGTGAGTAAAAAGCTTGCCTGACTTCATTTTGTGTTGTGTACATTTCCGTTTTTCCTTATTTAACAGACTTGATTAGACCGTTTTGCATGTAAACCTGTGCGAAAAATTCGCGGCCTTTGCCGGTAATGTGCGGGCGATTTGCACCAGTTATCATGCCATCGGCCTTATATTCAGCACCAAACAAACTGGTCTCTGTATAGCGTAATGGTTGACCGATTGCGGCCTTAAGTTCTTTTTTACTTGGATAATTGAAAATCATTTGCCGGCCTCTTCGAGTGATAAGACAAGTCTGTAACCTAAGAACATGAGTAAAAGTGCTGCGCCCGCAAGTAATGGAAAGCCATTAAACAGTGCAAGCAAAAAGCAGAACGACATGCAGGCCGTTGGGATGAATACTATTAATGAAGCTTTCATTTAATCACCTTCCTTTTGTGATGCGGTACTCGCAATATATAAAACAGTACTGACAATAATTGAAGCAATAGCAAAGAAAAACTGTTCATTGAACGTGAAAAACAGAGACCAAATGCTAAACGCTATCATTGCGACCATTAGTAAACTAGATGTTTTCATGCTGTTTATTTCCTGTCATCGTTAATAGGGAACTACAGGAACCGATACTCACACAATATAAAATCTAATGCAATATGTTTTATCGCTTAAGTCTATTGTATTTATTAATCAAAAACCTGGTTTTTATAGATTTTGACTATTCTGCGAATGTTCCTGTATATTGCGCACGTTGGGCATCGATGCCCGCCCGCTAGAATCGGTACATTTATATGAAACAAGTAACAAGGAAAGAACTAAGCAAAGCAATAGACGCTATACAGACTAAAGGTATAGGTTCTGCCATTGGTATAGGTAAATCCGGCCTGACATCAAAACAGCGTAAGTTTGCTGAGAAAATAGTAATTGAAGGCATGAACGCTTCCGATGCATACAGAGCGGCCTATGATACGAAAGCAAAGGCCAACACAATCAACGTAAATGCCCATAAGCTTATGCATAGCACTAAGGTATCAAATACCATCGAAGCACTAGAACGCGCAAAAGCGGAGGCTGCATCGCATTCTGCTGAATCATTGAAGGCCTTAGTCGTTGCGACATTGGTTGACGTTGCTACCAATAGCGACCGCGACGCCGTTCGCGTTGCTGCTGTAAAAACTTTGGGCACTGTCGTTGGCGTCGACATGTTTAGGGAAACGAAGCGGATTGAAACGGTAAAAGATAGCGACGACATAAAGCAGCAAATAATGAATCAGCTGAAAACTATGATGCTATCAACTGATGACGCCGTGACAGTTGATGCAACGGAATTACTAGCCGAATTGGTAGGGGATAATTCGCCCGATTCTGACGAACCCACCGTACCCGCACCCCCCGTTTTTGCAAACGGGACTCCCCCAGACCAACTACATACTATTCCACACAAACGATCCAACGATTTTTTGGATGTGGCGGGCTCACCTATTCCCCAGCAAAGCACCCCCTTTGATGTGGAAACCGAGGATGGCGGGGGGGATATATTTTTAGAAAATACAGATGGTTATCAAGATGCTACTGGAAGAGTTTCCACACTTAAAGTAAAGTCTTAAGAGTGGAAGAGTTTCCAAAGTTAAAGTAACTTCTTAAGAGTGGAAAGATTTCCAGATGCTACTTATAAATAGGAACATGACGGCGCGACGTAGGGAGATGTCGTTTGAGGAATGTGTGGAGAAGGATATGACGCCTGCGCAGAGAGAGGTATTCTTGTGTATAGATGAGTGGTGGAAGAAGTATGGGTTTGGGCCGTCTATACGGGATATATGTAATGTAAGAGGAAAAGCTGGCATGGGGAATACGGCGGAGATCATAGACCGGCTTGTGAAGATCGGCGTTCTGAAGAAAGTTAAGGGCGCTGGCAGGAGTGTAAGACCTGTATATATAAACTTCAGGACGTTGGAGTAATGCCCAAAAATAGAGGAATTTGAGCATATGAATAAAGACGAGAAGTTATTACTGGAAGCGTTTACTCTTCTCTACACCATGTATAAGGATCAGCATGGTGGGAGGAGATACTACCGGCCTGTGAGTATTTATCCTACGCTATCGAAAATACAAAACCGATTAGAAAAGACTATCAGGCAGGAATCGTTGTCTATAGCTAGATTACGAGCAGAGGCGAATAGTCCGTGGACTTAAGTGAACTGATAGGCAAGCTGCCGGCGAATGAGCAGGAGAAACTACTGGAGCAGGTGAGCCAGTATAAGGATGCTGTCACGCGGGAGAAAGCACAGAAGTCGTTTATGGCGTTCGTGCATGAAATGTGGCCTGGGTTTATCCATGGCAGACATCATGCTCTTATGGCTAAGAAGTTTGAGGAGATAGCTGCTGGGAAGTTGAAGAGACTGATCATCAACATGCCGCCGCGACATACAAAATCAGAGTTTGCTAGTTACTTACTGCCGAGTTGGTTCTTAGGGAAGTACCCGAATAAGAAGGTTATCCAAACGTCGAACACGGCTGAACTGGCTGTAGGGTTTGGTAGGAAGGTTAGGAACTTAGTTGATAGCGACCAATACGCAAAAATCTTCCCAGGCGTCGGTCTCCGTGCGGATTCCAAGGCGGCGGGGCGTTGGGCAACTAGCCACGGTGGCGATTATTTTGCTATCGGTGTTGGCGGTACTGTTACTGGTAAGGGTGCTGACCTACTAATAATAGATGACCCGCATTCAGAACAAGAAGCCAAGCTGGCGCAAGGTGATCCGGGCGTCTTTGATAATGTGTACGAATGGTATACATCTGGCCCGCGTCAACGTCTGCAACCAGGCGGAGCCATTATTATTGTTATGACCCGCTGGTCGGACAAAGATCTTACTGGCAAGGTGTTAAAAAGCGATTCATCCGACTGGGAAGTTATAGAACTACCGGCAATTCTTCCATCTGGGAACTCTTTATGGCCTGAGTTCTGGCCTCTAGAAGAACTTGCTGCATTAAAAGAAGAACTACCGCCGTATAAATGGAACGCTCAGTACCAACAACAGCCGACAGGTGAAGAAGGTGCGCTGGTAAAGAGGGATTGGTGGCAGCGATGGGATGGAAATAGAGCGCCGCCGTGCGAATTTATCATCCAAAGTTGGGATACTGCGTTTACAAAGAGTCAGCGGGCTGACTATTCTGCGTGTACAACATGGGGTGTGTTCTACAAAGACGAGAATGAGAACGACGCGAACATCATTTTGCTGGATGCGTGGAAAGATAAGCTGGAGTTTCCTGAATTAAAGGCTAAGGCCAAGGAAATGTACGACGAATGGCAGCCTGATTCCTGCATTATTGAGGCTAAAGCTGCTGGCGCGCCATTGATATTTGAGCTGCGAAGGATGGGAGTGTACGTTCAGGACTACACACCTACTCGCGGCAACGATAAGTTTGTGCGTTTGAACAGCGTGACGGACTTATTCTCATCCGGTAAAGTGTGGGCACCTGAAACCCGTTGGGCAGACGAGGTAATTGAAGAGATGGCAAGGTTTCCAAACGCAGAACACGATGACTTGGTGGATAGCACGGTACAGGCATTGATGCGATTTCGGCAGGGCGGATTTTTGCGGCTTGATTCTGACGAAGAAGACGAGCCAATGGAGTTCCGTCGTAAGCGCGTTTACTACTAGGAAGATTATGGACTACGACGCTATATTAAAAGCAGTAAGTGAAGAGCCAGAACACATGTACAAAACGGAGCGTGGGTCTACATACGCCCATTACAAAGACAATACTACTGTTCGCAATAGAAGTGGCGCCTCCCATAAAGATAAATCAACAGGGTTGCAGGCTAGATCAGGTAAAACGGTTTACATGCGTCCAGAGGATGTAAGCAAAATGGCTGGAATGTATCAAAATTCTGAACTTTCTACTGCCTTTAAGCCATCGTCATACGATAAGGAAACAAAAAGCGGAAGGGTTGCTTTAACTCATACAGAAGACTACGGCCCAAAGAAAGCTGGGTCTGTAATACATGAAGCACAATTCACTACCAAGCCCGCAGTTGGCTTAACTCCTGTAGAAATATATAGAAGCGAAAGCCCTAGGGGTGATTCTGGTAAAGGAATACATTGGGGAACAAAGATTACTGAAGTTCGTGGATTGGGTGGAGGGTCTAGAGAAATGCAACTTGGGGCAGACCTTGATCCTAAAACTATGATGAAGAAATACGCTAAAGGTGGCGCAGTAAAGATGCCGCAAGAATATTCAGCAGGTAGCTGGACACTTATTTAAGGACTAACATGGCGACAAATTTTGACAAAGCTCTCTATCAAGCACCAGAAGGCATGACTGAAGAGGACATGGGTGGCGATATTGAGATAGAGATCGAGGATCCTGAGTCTGTATCTATAGGAATAGGTGATTTAGAGATTGATATCGAGCCAAATAAAGAGGCTACGGACAATTTTGACGCCAATCTAGCGGAGTACATGGACGAAAGTGAGCTGCAATCACTGGCTGGCGACCTGTTATCTGACTTCGAAGATGATATCGACGCCCGCAAAGACTGGATGCAGACGTATGTGGACGGCTTAGAGCTACTGGGGATGAAGATTGAAGAACGATCAGAACCATGGGAAGGTGCATGTGGCGTTTACCACCCATTGTTATCTGAGGCTCTTGTCAAATTCCAAGCCGAAACGATTATGGAGACATTTCCGGCTGCGGGGCCAGTTAAAACTAAGATTATTGGTAAGGAAACACCTGCGAAGAAGGACGCTGCTGAACGTGTTCAAGATGATATGAACTATCAGCTCACCGAAGTCATGGTTGAGTACCGCCCAGAACACGAACGCATGGCTTGGGGTCTAGGCTTATCAGGTAATGCGTTTAAGAAAGTCTACTTTGACCCTAGTCTTAACAGACAGGTAGCTTTGTTTGTCCCAGCAGAGGATGTAGTTGTACCTTATGGCGCATCTAACTTAGAAACAGCCAATCGTATGACCCATGTCATGCGCAAAACCAAGAATGAGCTACGCCGTTTGATGGTTGCTGGCTTCTACAGGGATGTTGAGCTACAAGAACCGCAGAATACGCTGGACGATGTAGAGAAGAAGATTGCCGAGCGCATGGGTTTCCGTGCTACGTCGGACGATAGGTACAAACTGCTAGAGATGCAGGTATATCTAGACTTACCTGGCTACGAAGACACAGACGATAAGGGTAAAGACACTGGTATTGGTCTGCCATACATTGTAACTATCGATAAAACTTCTCAAGAGATTTTAGCTATCAGAAGGAACTGGCATCCTGAAGATGAAACGTGCCAGAAAAGGAATCACTTTGTTCACTACCCATACATACCAGGTTTTGGCTTCTATGCCTTCGGCCTTATTCATCTTATCGGTGCTTTTGCTAAGTCTGGTACTTCTATTATTAGGCAGCTTGTTGATGCTGGCACTTTATCGAACCTTCCTGGGGGTCTCAAGACTAAGGGAATGCGGGTCAAGGGAGATGACACTCCAATTTCTCCCGGCGAGTTCCGAGATGTGGACGTCGCGTCGGGAACCATTAGAGACAACATCCTCCCACTCCCCTACAAAGAACCAAGCCAAGTCCTCTTAGCGTTGATGAACCAGATCGTTGACGAAGGTCGGCGGTTTGCTGGCGCGGCAGATTTGAAGATTGCGGATATGTCTTCCAATTCACCAGTGGGTACAACACTGGCTATATTGGAGAGAACGCTCAAGGTAATGTCAGCAGTTCAAGCGCGTGTCCACTACGCGATGAAGCAAGAGCTGAAGTTATTGAAAGAGATCATTGCTGATTACACGCCGGAAGAGTACGACTACGATCCGGTCGAAGGTTCGCGCCGCGCTAAAAAGTCAGACTACGACCATGTAGATGTAATCCCAGTCTCAGATCCTAACGCCGCCACTATGGCGCAGAAGGTTGTCCAGTATCAGGCTGTCATGCAGATGGCACAGGCTAATCCGCAGATCTATGACTTAGTTGAGTTAAACCGTCAGATGTTGGAAGTCTTAGGTATTAAGAACATCGGCAAGTTGGTGCCAAGCGCGGAAGACTTTAAGCCTAAAGACCCAGTGCAAGAGAACATGAACATCCTTAATGGTAAACCTGTTAAGGCGTTCATCTATCAGGATCACCAAGCGCACATTCAAGTACACCAGTCAGCTATGCAAGATCCAAAAATTGCGCAGATTGTTGGACAGAACCCCAAAGCTCAGATGATTCAAGCGGCAGCTATGGCGCACATCAATGAGCATGTGGCATTTGAGTATCGAAAACAGATAGAAGAGCAGTTAGGTATTCCTTTGCCAGAGATGGACAAAGAGTTACCTAAAGAGATGGAAGTAGAGATATCCCGAATGATGGCGCTCGCAGCACAAAAACTGTTGAGCAAAGATCAGGCGGAAGCTGCACAGAAGCAGGCGCAACAAGCGGCCCAAGACCCGATTGTTCAAATGCAGCAGCAGGAGTTGATGTTAAAGCAGAAGGAAGTAGAGCTGAAAGAGAAGAAGCTGACGATGGATGCTGCGGCAAAAGCAGACGAAATCGATCTTGAAAGAGAACGTATCGAAGCCCAGAAAGAGATTGCTGGTATGCAAGTAGGCGCAAAAGTTGCCTCGGAGAAAGCAAGATTTGAGGGTGAGATGCAGGTTAAAGGTCTGGAAATTGGTTCCAAAATAGCCAAAGACCAGATGGATATGGGCAGCAAAAACACTCAAGCTAACAAACCGAAAGGTAAATAATCATGGATAAGGCGTTTGAAATTCTCATTCAACAAGTGAGAGATAAGCGTCAGCAGGTAGTCGAGGCCGTCTCAAACAACGCTGCCAAAGACTACTCTGATTATCAAAAACTCTGCGGCGAGATTCGGGGTCTCTCGATTGCGGAGGGTTTTATCTTAGACCTTGCAAAAACTATGGAGTTATCTGATGAGTGAAATCGCAATCGCCACCGAAGACGGCGAGGTATCAACTCTGCCACAAACAGCAGAAGAGAAAGCGAAACAATTACCGGAACCAACTGGGTATCACATCCTAGTAGGACTGCCGGACAAAGAAGAGAAGTTCGATAGCGGCCTGTTAAAAGCAGACCAGACCATGAATCACGAACAGATTCTGGCTACCGTATTTTTCGTAATCAAAATGGGGCCTGATTGTTACAAAGACGAAAAGCGCTTCCCAAATGGCCCATGGTGTAAGGAAGGGGATTTTATTCTCGCCCGCCCTAACACTGGTACTCGCTTGAAGATTCATGGTCGTGAGTTCCGACTCATTAACGACGATGTGGTTGAAGCAGTTGTGGATGATCCACGCGGTATATCCAGGGTCTAACAAAGGAGAAACAAATGGCTACAAACAAAATGGACGCGGAGGAATTCCAATTCCCCGACGAGAAAGAAGGAGTCTCTGCTGCGGCGGATGACTTTGAGATAGAGATTGAGGACGATACTCCAGAAGAAGATCGTGACCGGCAGCCTTTACCTAAAGAGATAGTTGACGAGCTTGAGGATGATGAGCTTGAAGAATATAGCGAAGGGGTAAAGACTCGTCTAAAGCAGATGAAGAAGGTTTGGCACGATGAGCGCCGAGCCAAGGATCAGGCATTACGTGAGCAGCAAGAAGCTATTGCGTATGCCAAGCAAATGCAGGAAGAGAACCGCGCCTTAAAAGGGCGGATATCTACAGGTGAGCAGCACTTTATTGACACCTACAAAACTGCGGCAGAGATGGAGTTGGACAATGCCAAGCGGGAATACAAGGACGCCTAT